TACAAACATTTATACCTGAAATAAATTTAGAAAACGTAATCATTACCCCTGAACCAGATCAAAACTATGTAAATGTAAAAGTTGAATATAGTATGAGAATATCAGGAGAAGCGGATGAAATACAAATTAACTTTGAATAATGTCTGAAACAAAAAACATATCGTATTTAAACAAAAGTTTTAGTGATTTTAAATCAACTTTGATTAATCATGCTAAAACTTATTTTCCTACAGTGCATAATGATTTTTCTGATGCATCACCAGGAATGATGTTTATTGAAATGGCTTCTTATGTAGGAGACGTTTTATCTTTTTATTTAGACACTCAATTCCAAGAAAATTTACTTTTATATACAAAGGAAAAAAGTAATGCTCTATCTTTAGCTTATGCTTTGGGGTATAGACCTAAAATGTCATATGCTTCATACGTTGATTTACAAATGTCTCAAAGAGTACCTTTGATTACTAATTTATTAAACAATACACAAATTCCAAACAGTGATTATTACATGATAATTCCTGAGAATAGTGTTGTTGAAAGTATAAATGGTGTTAAATTTTTAACTACAGAATTAGTTGATTTTTCAAAAGAAGAAAATAGAACTATATTTTTTGAAAGCACAGGATTTGCTAGAGTTACAAAAACCGTAAAAGCAATTTCAGCAGAAATTAAAACAATTACTGTTGATTTTGGACAAACACCCCAAAAGTTTACAAGTACTACTATATCTGATAACCAAATATTAAACATATTACAAGTAACAGATAGTACAAATGGCATTTGGTATGAAGTACCATATTTAGCGCAACAAGGTATCCCACAAAGAGCAACAAATCCAACTTATAATACAGACTCTATTCCGTATTTATTAAGTTATATAGAATCACCTAAAAGATTTGTTACTAGATTTAAAGAAAATGGTGATTTAGAATTACAATTTGGAGCAGGTATTAACTCATCTTCAGATTCTTCTATATTACCTAATCCAAATAATTTAAGTATTGGTATAGATGCTAACGTATACGATCCAACTTTTAATAAAGCAACCGTAGTAACTACTAGAGAATATGGGTTGGCACCAACCGGTGTTTTAACTATAAAATATCTTGTGGGTGGTGGTGTTGCTTCTAATATTTCATCTAATGAAATCGTAAATAGAAAGTTTAATTTAGCTGATATTACTTTTAATGGTAATGTAACATCTCCACAAAATACTGATATTTTTAATAGTATGATTATAACTAATCCTGAACCTGCGGTTGGTGGTAGAGATGAAGATACTGTTGAAGAAATTAGACAAAATACTCTTTATTCATTCTCTTCTCAAAATAGAGTAGTAACTAAAGAAGATTATATTAATAGAGTACTTAGCATGCCTAGTCATTTTGGTTCCGTAGCTAAAGTATATGCTATTAATGATTTTGCTCTATCTCAGAATTCAGGAAATGATCGTTTATTAGATAATAACCCACTATCTATTAGTTTATACACTTTGGGATACAACGCTAGTAAACAATTAGTTATGCCCTCTTCTGTATTAAAGAATAATATTAAAAATTATTTATCACAATATAGAATGGCCACTGATGCTATTAATATTAAAAATGCTTATTATCTTAACATAGGTATTAATTTTGATATTTCTGTTTTACCAACATTTAATAACAAAGAAGTATTAAGTAATTGTATAAAAGCGTTAAAAGATAAATTTAGCATTGAAAATATGCAAATAAATAAACCATTAGTTATATCTGATGTAAATTCAACTTTATTACAAGTTAAAGGAGTTCAATCAATATCTAAGGTTGAAATTGTAAATAAATCTGGAGGTAATTATTCTCCATATAGTTATGACATTAGTGGTGCTATTAGAAATAATATATTATATCCGTCATTAGATCCATCTATATTTGAAATTAGATTTCCTGATGTAGATATACAAGGAAGAATTGTAACTTTATAAATTAAATAAAATATGAACTTAGAAAAATTAAAAGGACACATTCCTGAAACAGTTATTGCTCAAATACCAGGAGTTATGGAAAAATTCCAAATCAATACTCCACTACGTTTAGCTCATTTCTTAGCTCAATGTGGTCATGAATCAGGCGGTTTTCGTTTAACAAAAGAAAACTTAAATTATAGCGCTAAAGGCTTAACAGGCACATTTAAAAAATATTTTCCAACAGAAGCATCAGCAGCAGCATATGCTAGAAAACCTGAAAAAATTGCTAATAAAGTTTATGGCAATAGAATGGGTAATGGTCCTGAAGCATCTGGTGATGGTGCTAAATTCTGTGGTCGTGGTTATATTCAATTAACTGGTAAAGATAACTATACTGCATTTGGTAAATCTATCAATGAAGATCTAACAGCAGACCCAACAGTTGTAGCAAGCAAATACGCTTTATTATCAGCTGCATGGTTCTTTAGTAAAAACGGTTTACATAAATTAGCAGATGGTGGAGCAACGGATGCCGTTGTTACACAAATCACTAAACGTGTTAATGGTGGTACAATTGGATTAGCAGATAGAATTAAACACTTTAAAGAATATCATGCATTGTTAGCATAATATTTAGAATAATACACAATTAAATAGGAGTTTCCGGTTGCTATATTTATATGTAGCATAACCGGAAACTCTTTTACATGGCCATATATAAACTATTTCCTGAAAAGGACGCAACAATTTTCTCATACTACCCTGCAGTTAATACAGGAATAGACGAGATTCTAGAAATCAGCACATTTGAAAGTGCACTTCAAAGCACAAGAGAATCTTCTAGAGCTCTTATTAAATTTTCAACAAGCGAAATAATCGATACTATTTCAAATAAAGTATCCGGGAGTAGTTACAAAGCATATCTAAAATTATATTTAGCAAATGCTTCTGAAATTCCAGTAGATTATAGAATAATGTGTCATCCTATTTCAGCATCTTGGAGTGTTGGTACAGGCCGTTTAGCAAATTCTCCAGTTACAACAGATGGTGTAAGTTGGAGTAATAAAACTTTAACAAATACTTGGGTGAGTGGAGGTGGTGATTGGCATACAACCCCATCATCTTCTCAATCATTTACTAATAATGATGAAAAAGACATTGAAATAGATGTTACATCAACTGTAGCTGCGTTTCATGCTTACGAAACAAACCCATTACTCACACCATTTATCCTCCTTGTTTGGAGATTAGATGGAATGATAGTACATTCGTTACTGGTAGTTTAACTGTAACTAATAATCATAAAGCTGTTGTTTCCTTAAAGAATAATAAATCTGAATTTCAACAAGATTCGGTTAATAAATTTAGATTAGGAGTTAGAGATCAATACCCACCAAGAACATTTAATACAAACCAATTATACGTAACCGGGTCTAAATTATTACCTAGTTCATCATATTGGGCTATTAAAGATTTAGATACAGATGAATGGATAGTTGATTTTGACACTACTTATACTAAAATTAGTGCTGATCCTACTTCAAGTTTCTTTACAGTTCATATGAATGGGTTACAACCTGAAAGGTTCTATAAGATTTTGATTAAATCAGTAATTGATGGTTCAACTATTGTATTTGATGAAGATTATATTTTTAAAGTAATTAGATAATGACTAACATAAAAGTTGATAAAACTATTTTAGGAAGAAATGAAAGTGTATTAGATACAAATTTTAGTTTTTTTTCTAGAATTAATGAAACTCCTGATTTTACTATTGAAGATTTTTTTCAATTGTATGAGGAATTATTTTATCAAATTCCTAAAGAAGATGAAGTTGAATCTCATAGATATATTTTAAATAAAGAAGCAGAATATTTAGGAGTTCAATTAGCAGACGATGTAGATATACAAGCTCTACTTAATGAAATTACTTCTTTAAGACAACAACTTTTAGAAGCAAAAACAATTATTACAGATTACACAAATAATAAAAAATAATGGCTGAAATAAGGATCATAGGAAATATTAATAGCACTACTCAATCAAACAGATTTGATGGGAAAGATATTGCTTTACTAGGCCAAAACGTGATTGCAAATAACTTTGGATCAAAAAATGATTATGTAGAATATCATATTACTGATGCTCTAGGTAAAATTTTATCTCAAAATTATTCATACTTATCATATAAATCTCCTTCAGATGTCGCTTTAAATTTAGATGGTACTTATTCTTCTTTAGAAATAGATCCTGTAGAAGATTTAAAGAAACAATATAATAATGGTGAGTTTCAAGTAATATATAATTTTTTTAGAAATAAAATAGGAACTCCTGTTTCACCTCTTTTTGTTAAAGAAATATCTGATGATAGAACAGAAATTAAAGTTGGTTCTATTTTTTTAAATAACGATTTAATAAAGGAACAAACAGATGTTTTAATTAATGAAATTAATAATACTCCTTATTTAAAATATTATTTAGCAAACTTTAGTAGAAACAATACACCTGTTATTATCAATGTTGATTTAGATACAACAGAGGACACGTATTATATTCTAATTAAATTTTATAAACCACTCTCGGAAAGTATTTCTATAAAGGATACTTTTTGGATTGTAGATGAAATTATTGATAGCTATACTTTTACTATTAATTTAGATAAATTATTAATATTAGACGAAGCACCAACTATTAAAGGACCTAATTTTAGTGTTAAAGTTGATTTTAATAACATAAGTACACCTTATCACAATTATAATAGTTTAATTAATCAATTAACAGGTTCTAATTCTGGTTTTATTAACCAATATTTAGAAGGATCTGTTGATATTAATATAGATTATACAGACTTTAATGATTTTATTAGACTTAGTTCAGCTGAAAGTAGAATTTCAAACTTTGTAAGTAAAGTTACTACAATTCAAAAATATGAAGCTACTTCATCAATTATAAATTCTAGCAATTTATCTAATAAAGCAACCGAATTAGCTTATTATTCATCAAGTATTAATTCAATTATTACTGGTTTTGATGG